TAACGCTGGGATCATGCGATCTACCATGCGAATAGCGTCACCTTCTATAACTGGATACTGTGCAAGGCTTGCATAATGCTGTAAGTAAACCTCTGCATTGAAAACATCTTGGAGATTAGCAATAGCTGAAAGCGAATCAACCAAACTCTGCGGAATGGTTGTAGCTATAAGATCATAAACTTCCCTAGTCATGCTATCAGGTTTAGACAAATCTATTTCCAAGGTGGCTAAGTGCTTATCCATAACCGTCCTGTGGCTTTTTATAGAAGAATTGCCGTTGCCGCTAATTACCTTTTCAGTAAGCACAGCTTCTTTTTTTACCTTCTCTTCCTCAGCCTCTAAAGCAGTTAAGTCCGAAGTCAGTTGAGATAGATGGCTTCCGATTGCACGAATCTCCTCATCTGAATCAACAACAGAAAGAACAGCGTCACCTACAGCACGTTCAGTAGAGGTGGTCCCAAGGGCATTATTACCAGCAGAACCTATGTATCTTTGGAGTCTAATAAGACCTATAGAATCTAGCCCTATAGTTGCATTATTAACATATCCAATAGCAGTCGCCCTTCTCATTTTTGAGGTATGAGTAAGGGCTTGGGTTGCAGTGATTGATTTGCCAATACGATTTTCTATTTGGGCAATCGCAGCTTGCAATTCATTTGGCGTTACAATTGTATTAATAGCCACTTCGCTAAACTCATTAGCAATAGTAAATGTTTTGTAAGCATCCTTTGCTTTCTCAACGCCTTCTCTTAGTGAATTTTTGTTTTGAGATGCAACTTGCTTAATGAAGGCTGCGTCATCGCCATTAAATAGCCCACTGTTTCTATAGCTTTGAACTATAGTTTGCTGAGCTTTATTTAATCCCGCTAAATCCTTAGACTCACCCGTTATTAACGCAGCAGCAAATGACTCAGCATTACCTTGAAGCGCACCAACAGATACAAGTGGCCGCAACATAGATTTTCTTGCTTCGTCTACGAGGTTTAGGTCTTCCTTGTTTAATATGCCACTAGCAAAATCATTGCGTATATCAGTTTTGTATATTTCATAGTTACTACCAGTAACAGAAATAGATGAAGCTACGCCATCAATATCATCGGCGCTTAGTGCCTCACCAAGTGACACAGTAAATGAAGAGGTAAGGCTGTTTGTATCGCTTTGTGCATCTAAGTAATTACGTCTTATATCCCTTTTATTCTGAGCATTGCGCCGCGCCTGTTGAGCAGTTTCAACCTGAGACATATCAGACGCAAAAGCATCAGTCATAGACATAACATTCCTGACGTTAATATAGTCAAGAAGTGGTGTGTCTCCATCAAGCAAACGATCAAGATCAGCTTTATACTTATCTGAAATATCTGTCTGGCCATTACTTGTTAAATACTGGCTGATTAAAGCCCTATCCAACTTACCTAATGGGCCAGAAGTTTTGTTATAAATGTGAGTCAAGTAACCTTGAGCAACAGCAGTACGGCCAGCAAGAATAGACTTACTTGCTGTACCAGCGGGAACAACACCAGCGGTTTCTCCGTTAGTAACGTCTTCCACACCTGCTATTATCTTTGCATACGCTTCATCAAAGCTACCAGAAGAAGCAAGTTCATTAACGTTTGACAGCAAGCCATCAAAGTCACTACTGATTTGAGCGCCAGCCCTAGCCCTAGCTTTAACATGCGCCTGTTTCATTAAGCTAGTTTTGGTTCTAGCCAAATATAAACCGCCACTGTCCTCAATAAACCCTGCATACTCAGGATTGGATTCAGACATTTGCTGAACATACTTACTCATTTGAGTGTCGTATGAATTTGGGTTTGGATATTTAATAGCCAGTGAAGCTGCTTGTTCTTCTATTTCGGTTTGGATTGAATTTGTATAACGCTTTTCAATAACCCTTTTATAAGCCTCTTGAGCAATAGTCCCATATCCATCAGGTACTTCTAAAGATTCTGGCTGTTTGGTTACAGGATTAATTGCACTTAAACTTGCTTTCTTCGCTTCATCAATTCCAAATTGCTCTGCAAGCCGAGAGTTTTCCTTAAAGGCTAAGGATTGTATTGCTCCCGCTCCACGACTAACAGATTCCCACAACTCAGCCTCGCCCGTATTCATGCGAGTCACGCCGATTGGCTTAGTAAAAACTTGTTGCTTCTGACGAATTACAGCCATCTAATTAATCTCTTCTCATTTAACAGGTATTTTACTGCGTTTATAATCATAAATACCCTCGCCAAAACTCCGACCAGCGCCAAGATAACCAGCAGTAAGAGCACTACGACCACGTTTTCTTTCAGCACCAGCCCTAGCCGACGCACTCTTGGCTCTCATTTCAGTACCGGATGCCAGCCTAGAAATATCAGTAGAGTAAATCTCTTCTTGCCTTTGCATGAAGGCACGAACACTTCTATCGCTTACATCCCTACCAGAAAAAGCAAAGAAAGCTTCATTAGAAGAAACTGACTGTGCATAGTCTTGGGTTCTAGCAAGTGCATTCTGCGCAGCTTCAACTCTAGCCAACTCCATGTCACGTTCCATTTGTTGAGCGTTTGCTTCCGCTGCTTTTTTTTGCGATTGGCCTGATTTAATAGAGCCAACTCCGCCAATAACAGCCGCAACTAATTGCCAAGACATTAAAATACTAGCTCCGCTATTAAGCCATTAACCTGTAAAGATAATGGTGCTGATTGACTAATGGTAACCTGTGGAGTTCTACCGTAACCCATTAGTCTAAACTCTTTGGGTCCGGTAAATGCAACTCTATCCACAGACATATCATCTGTAACTTGGCGAATAACCAAGTTGGTATTATTAACACTGACTGATAGCGTAGTGTTAAGATCAACAACAACACTAGCAAGACTTCTAATCTTACCGCTAACAGGACCAGCTTGTGTGTTGGTATCTATAGGATTGGTCTTGAGATTCACATCAAACTTATAACCAATCTCAGCAGAGTTTAATAACTCAACAGCACTAACATCAACATTACCGCCGCTGACAGTAAACTCCCCAACGTAATCGCTGCCACTAATAACGTCAACAACAGCACCATTTGCAAACTGAGAAGATACTGTAAAAATTCCATTATTACTGCTGGTAGCCGTATAGGTTTTGGACATGTCGGTGTTGAATCCAGTTTCAAATTCGCACAGAACAATCTTTGTATTGCTTTCATTTGTTGTAGCCAACCTAGTAGTGTCTGAACTTACTATTGATTGCAAGTGACTGTAATCAGTTTGGCGAACTGTAACAATATTCGCGGCTGGATTTGCTACAGTAAAATCAGCATGTGCATTAATAGCAGTGTAGATATTATCAGCAGTAGTATTGTTGCTTTCGTTTGGTCGGAATCCTGTGGACGATGATGGAGATGAGCCAGAAGAAGCCTCAGATGTAAAAGTAACTGTAGTGCCGTCCGCTTTAGTTAGTATTAAAGTAGTGCCAACCGCAATGTTTGCATAATCAGTAACAGTAATTGTAGTTGTTCCATCACCCATGGGAAATGCAACATTAGCAAACACCCTGTCATCTATGGTTACTGTAGAATGAAACTTACCCTGACTTGTAAACTCTACCCAACCAGCACGTTTCTCCGCTCTGTTAGAATTAAACACAGCCATATTGCCAGCGTCATTTATAACAAAGATATAACTTTCAGAGCGATCTATAGCACCATGGAAAGTATTCATTTCTATAGGAGTGGATATTAAATGCGAAGATAAGGATGAAACGGAAACAGCAGTGTATGCATCTTCTGTATCTGTAAACAAATACTCACGAACAATAGCCCCACCACTTTGAACGAATACAGTAGCACCATCCAGAACTTGAGGGCGAATATGATCACAGCCAAAGGGAGTTTGCCTTATGATCTGTACATTAGTAGGCGTAGTGGGTTTGTCTTGAAAAGACGGAATGTACATCTCGGAAGAAGCAGTGAAGACTTGCAAGTCCCTGTTGGAAACCAAATGTCTAATTTGCTGCACTTCGCCAATACTAGCGGTAAGATGAATTGAATCGGAATCATCTGCATCGCCGGTATCAAAGTTATAATAAGCCGCTGACTTGCTCATCCAAATTGAATCGGGTTGAGCTAATGTTCCAGCAAAACATAATCTGTTTTGATGAAAGGTAACAGCAGATGGAAACCCTCTAAGGCTGGAATATGATTGCTCTGCCCAATCCGTAGTGGGTGCAGCAGATGTTATCTTAGGATAACCGCCTCCATCTATAGAGGCATTAGCAGCGCCCCCAGCAGTAAATGTATAATGATGATCGTCAATAATACCTGTGATTGCTCTAGCGCCATTAAGATTACTAACAGATATATTTCCTACAGCAGAGCATTCGGAAAGCGTAACTGAATCCCCCACCTTCATGCCATGATTAACATGCGTTACTTCTACGGTAGTGGAGCTAATAATAGTTTTAAAAGGATTAACTTTAAGCTGCACAGATAAACTATCTAATATAGTGCCAGTTACTTGAGTGCCTGACTGTACGGAGGTAATTAATATTTCTGAATTATGGTAGAGAAGTGTAATGCCAACATGTAGAGATTGTTCGTAATTATCATTTTCATCGTTGGTAACACCAGTATCAAAATAATGTACGCCAACCTCATTCGTAACGCCAGCAGTTACATTTCCGTCAGTATTGCCAGCAGAAGCTATTTGCGTAACAGTCCTAAAGAACTTAGTACCCGTTACAGTAGCGCCGTTTCCCCCAGTAATTGCTTCGGTTTGAGCGTGCATATTTATATTAGTTCCAGTAACAGTAAATGCAAAACCGCTATCATTACCAACAGAAGTAATGGTAACAAGTCTAGCGGCATCAACATTTACTGCGTCCCCTATTTCTGATCCAAATTCAGCATACCCTCTGGATGAGCTTCCACCCCCAAATGTTAATGCTCCTCCAAGAGTTAAATTAGCTCCGCTTGATACTGACGCAAGAGTGGAAAGACCATCAGGATCAGCAGTGGCAGTGAAGTTGCTGGTTGTTAAAGTAACGCTACCGCTTGTATCGCTAGGAGATAACACAACATTAGCACTATGAAAGTTATAATAAGGTTGATAAATACGCTTGCCATCAGACTTAGTATCAAAGCTAAATTGTTCAGCTATAAATGTAGTAAGGGCTGTTCTTATAACCTCAATTGTTTTGAATGTCGGGTGGCAAATAAACATAACATCGCCAGCTTGAGCAAACGTGCACTCATGAATAATATCATCTGTAAGAGGAAGGCTTACTCCATCTGCCGCAAATGAAGTTGTAGTAATAATTAAAGTAACTACGCCTGTGGATGGGTGAATCTGAAACACCCTAATCTTACCGCTCTCTATAGAAAGTATGTACTGCTCATCGTCAGAAAAAATAAAAGGCAGCAATCTAGATTGATGTTTCTTTGCGCTGTTGTAGGTTATATCAGCAAACTTATAGATGTGACTAAGGCCAGCACGTTTAATCACGCCGCCTTCAGACCTAAGAAAGAAGTTCTCAACCTTCTGAGCGGACGCCGTATATACAGCAGTATCAGTTCGCGATAATAGCGATGGACTAACTTCACCAAACTGAAAGTTAGTTATCGGAATACTTACCTTCTGCATTTAACTACGCCTATTAGAAATAAATCTTGATGTATCCAGCTTACGATTTGTTTGTGATTGAGAGTCTACGCCCCTTGCTTTAGCCATTAGGAATGCAGCCTTTTGATCCATAAGCTGAGAGAGACTAGCATCACGCGCTAATGATATTGCGAATACAGAAGCAAGCTGAAACTGGACTGACATAATAAAATAAGAAGGCCAGTATTGTTCAAGAACCCTGTACGTGTAATCTGCTATGACTTGATCCGAAGCATCCGCATCGCAAAACAAATTATCGCTATAGGTTTGGAACTCAATATTAAATCCATTTACAGTAAGAGCATGAATCATAAGAGAGTCGCTAGGCATTTGATATGACGCCTCATACCTTCCGGTAGGTGCATCACTTAATCTATTTAATACAAGTTGGTTTGTTGCAAAGCGCCATCGGGTATTAACCAAGGCCGATTGAGCAACATCTTCGTACATACTAGAAGATATTAAAGCTTCATTGTTTCCGTCATCAAATGAAGTAATAGGCTCCGCTCCAATAAGAATCAAAGCGCGACTACAGATGTCAACGGGCGAATTGGATGAGGTGCTTGTTACTGTCATGTAAGTAGTAAGGGGGCCGAAGCCCCCCTCCTTTCTTAATCGCCATCTGTTTCAACAACGACTGTGCCATCAGACACATCCACCACTGAACCAGTATTAGTCAGTACAGTTACAAAGTTAGTTGTAGGTACGTTTGTATCCTGCACGATAATTAGATCACGAATGTTTAACATTGCTGCCGCATCATTAAAGTAACCAGCACTATTAACTGCTGCAATCGCGTCTGCTGTTCGGTACATCCAAAGAGCTGCACCACTGGCACCTCCAATACGATGTAGACCTGCTGCTGCGTAAGCCATTTAAAAGTTCCTTTCTTAAGAGTTGTTGTCCAGAACTTCACAAATACCATTGGCGTCAATACCGACAGCGCCCATAGACATCATAGAGTTGGCAAGGTGAGATGCTTTTTCAGCAATGTAGTTAATCTCGGTAGCAACTTCAGCGTTAATTCCAAGACCAACAGACGAGGTATGATACGCAATATTCTTACCAGCCGTTACAGCAGAGGTAGAGAATACTTTAAAGCCCATGAATTCCTTCATAGTCATACCACCAGCAAACGGTAGGTTTGCATCGCCGACATAGTCAGACGAAGCGAACTGTGTGATTGCAAAGAGATCAGCAAAACCCTTTGGGTGCATTGCCAAGTAACGCTGTCCGTCTTCTGGAACGTCATTAACGCCCATAGTTTCAAACAACGATAAGACGTCAGCAATTTCAAGAGCCGAGCTAGTATCGTGAATCGCTGTACCACCAGCCGCATCCATAGCTGCATAAATCAACTCGTCGGTCTTACGACCAAGAGCAGCAGCGGCGGATTGGGCAACGGCTTGACGCTCGTTGATATTAGTTTTCAGCTCGTCCAACTTATCAATATACTCAGGAGCATAGTAATCAGTCATGGTTGCTTCAACGGTGGTGTGTGCCAATTCCATAGGAGTGACGTTACCGTTGCGAGATTTAGTAGTGGCTACTCCACTACCCATTTTTTGAAAGCGAACAACAGACGCCGAAGCGTTTGCAGTGCGAACAGTATTTCGCAGTTTAGAACCCATGCGCTGGTATGCCAGATGAACATCGGATTCAAACTGCTTGATGAAGGCTGTGTCAATTGTATTAGCCATTTCAAGAGTCCTTTGTTAAGATTGCATTTGTACTCTGGGTATCCTTCTGCATCCTCAACGTAGTTATCCTTACGGGCTACTCAGTGCATTACGGGCCGTGACGATCAAGCGTAGACATTCTTTTGTTAAGAATTGCAACGCACAAAGTGATGCTCACCCGTATAGCTTTTGATAAGAGTCTTGAACTTGCTTAACATATTGGGGATCGCGTTTCTGCGGATTCCAATAACGCTCGTCCTTTTGCATGGTGCGCAAAGAGTCCTCGGTAATCTGACTAGAGGGAGCAGCTTCGCCAATCATTGAAGGAGTTTTTAACTTCTCCATTATATGTTCAAGCGCTATAACGCCGTCCGCAGTTTCGCACATGCGTTCAATAGCGCCAAGAGTTTCCTCTGGAAAGAATTGATTAGCAAACAAATTAACAGCTTCAATTCTATCATTTGAGGAATCGCCAAGACGCGCAGCTTCCGCTTCAAGATTAGGCTCGTCCCTTCCTAAAGCTTTAGAGAAAACCTCAAGGCCCTTTTCAAATTCCTCCTGCCCAAGTCCGCTATCAAAGGAATGCGAAGACCACCAATCAATGAACTCATTATCAACAGAGTCTTCTGTGCTAATGCTATCGGGAAGTAAGTAATCACCCTTAGTGGCTGGACGATCTGCGTATGCTTCCTTTTGCATTTCCTCTTGCCAAGAAGCTTTTAGGTCTTCTTCTTTTGAACCCAGCTTCGTAGAT